GTGCGTAAAGCCTACGTGACCGGTGGCACCCCCCGGCAGGCCCCCTCCCCCCCATGCAACGCGACCTAAGCAATAACTCTTTGCGTTATGCAATAGTTGAATGTTTCATTGGCAAGTTGGGCAATCTGAAAAACATTGGCAAGTTAGGCAATCGCAAAACAAGTTGAGTTATTCAAGCATTGTGCAATGGCAACGCGCGCGCTTGCGTTTAGTTGAATGTTTCAAGTTATGGGCAAGATTGGCAAGTTGGGCAATCGTTTTTAAGTCGCTACGGCTCCAACTGTGGCGAGATTGTGTCAGCGTCGCGTTGTGTCATTGTCCGTAAAATCCATATATTTAATTTTTTAATTTTTTCAGAAAAGTAAGACAATATTGCCAATAATCCTGAAAAACCGTTGTCTTATAGCAACTTAGCGATTGGCAATCTCGTTTTTCCGTTTTGCCAATCTATTACCTAACTTGCCAATGATGCAAAAAATAGTTTGACAACTATGCGGCTTGTGCTATCTTAACATTATGGTCACGCAAACAAAGGAATGCGTCATGATACAAGCCGCAATCGAAACAACTCTCGCGCTCATTTGCTTTCTAGTCGTCGGCGCGTGCGTCGCGCTTGCATTCATCTAAGGGGAGCGAAACATGGCAACGCAATCTAAACCGCTCGACTATGCCGAAGAACATTTGCGCGAGCTGGCGCGCAAATCATTAGTGGCCGAAGACAAGCTTGCCGCAATGTTCGAAACTATTGCCGGCATTGCGCCAGACAAAGCGCGCGACCTAGTCGCGTTCTATATTCGCAAGAAAATGGTCAAGCTCGACCTCTGCAACGCGCGCTACACCGTCACGCATGGTCGCTATCTTGACGCTGATTTTATTGAGCACCTCGCGCTACACGGCGCGTTTTAAGCTTAACCTAAACTAAACGCAAGAAAGGGTCGCACAATGACAGTGCTTTATATCTTCGGCGAGGTAACGGAAGAAAAAATCGAGCGCGCGGTTGAACGCGCGTTTGATAAGACGGACGCAATGCTTGCGCGTGGCGAGCTGACACAAGATGAATACGACGCCGCGTCGGATCAAATCGGCAATGAGGCCGACGCGTTGTATCGCCAGCACGTCACGCCGTTCCACCATTTCGCCGGCGTCGCGCGGTAGCATTGCAGAAAGCGCGGCGACTAAGCGCGCCGCGTCATTGTGCAATGATGCACTAGCAGAGGGGACTAAAGCATGACAACGCAAGTTTCGATCAATCTAAACGCGTTACGCGTCGCCGCAATGTTCGCCAGCAATGACGCCGCGCGGTACTATTTGCAAGGGGTGCACGTCATGCCGCGCGCCGACGGCTTGCAAATAAGCGCGACCAATGGTCATTACCTCACAATGCTATTACAGCCTTATGAAGACGGCGAAAGCGCGCCGCAATGGCCTAATGAGGGAATTATTCTGCCCCTAACATTGCTGGCAAACTTAAAAAGCATAAAGCGCGTTGAAATAGGTACACTTATGTTTGAAAACGGTCGCGCCGCGCTTGTGTGTGGCGGTATTAGCTACGCCGAAAACGTAATTGACGGCTCATTCCCTAACGTGCGCGCGGTCATTCCCCGTGAAGTAAGCGGGGAGATTGCGCAATTCAATCCCGATTATATCGCTCAATTCGGCAAAGCGCGCGCGCTCCTGACCGGCAAGAAACACGCGAACCTTGCGACTATCTCGCACAATGGCGGCTCACCGGCGCTTGTCGACTATGTGCCCGCCGGCGCGGGTTTTGAGGGGTTCGGGGTTTTAATGCCAATCCGGCTCAATAGCGAGGGGCGCGCGCTCCTGACCGCTCCCCCGTCATGGGCGCTTGCAACGGGCGAAGCGGTCGCGCAAGCGGCATGACTCGACCTAACACGCGACGCAATCGCCCGGCCTCATAAGCCGGGCGAAAAAATTTTTGCAATCCTGCAAAAAATAGTTTGACAAGCTAAACGCCCGCGCTTAACTTAACACTATCGAAACGCAAACAAGGGGTCGCACAATGGTCGCTTATCTCACAAAAAACCCGCTCCCGAACGCTACTTACAAATTTATCCTGCGCATTGTCGCGCAACCGTGCAACGGCGTCGAATTTCAAAACGCTGAAATTGTGCCGGCCTCAAGTAAAAAAATCGCCCGCGCAATATGCAAACACCGCGGCGTCACCCCTTGGAATTTCTAAACAACGGGGGCGCAAGCCCCCACCGCCTCCACCGCTAAACTAAACGAAAGGCAAACAACATGACCGATACAACTTACAACGGATGGGCCAATTACGCGACGTGGCGCGTTAATCTTGAAATGATCGACGGGCTCGACCCGCGCGAAATGGGATGGCGCCGCCTTGACAAATACGAGCTTGCCGGCGCGTTGAAAGACTATTGCGACGAAATGCTAGAATGCAACGCAAGCGAAGGGCTCGCGCTCGACTATGCGCGCGCGTTTGTAAGCGACGTCAATTGGTATGAAATTGCCGCGTATATGATCGAAGCTTATGCCGACGCCAGCGACGACGAAAGCGACGACGTCGACGCGGATTGCGACGCATGACGGACGATGAATTTAACGCGCTCATAATCAACTCAACTTTGCGGCTGTTAGTCATCTACCTAATCGCCGTTGCAATCTGGAGGGCTTAAACATGGCAACAATGCACTGGATCAAACGCGAGCGCATGGCGGCAAAAAAATCATGGAGCTTGCCGCTTAGCAGCGATAGCGAACGCGCCGTTGAGTACGCGCTATGGCTTGCGCAGCGCGACGGCATCGAATTGCCCGCCAACGCGCGCGGATTAGCCTTTCCCGTGTTTGAAAAGGTAAATGGGATCAAACGCGCGCGCGGCGTTCGCTTTGGCGCCGTCGCGATTGCGTTCCCGCATTGGGACTATATCGAACGCGGCGCCGTTCAGTTGCCCGATGACGAAAGCGTGCCGGCGTGATTGCGCTCGCCGTTGCCGCGTCAATTTTTATCGGCGTGCCCCTAATGCTCATTGCGTTAGGGGTCGCGCTCAATCTTCACAGGGAGCCGACCGATGACCTATCAAAACCAACTGACCGCAACAAGCCCGATCAAGGTGACGAAACACGCTGACCGCACGCGCACCGTGACCTATTTTGACAAAGTTGTCGGCCATTACGCGCCCGTTCGGCACATACGCGCCGGCGAGCGCCGGTGGCGGTGTGTAAGTGTACACGGCCAACTTGCTTACGCGTGGAGTGAAACGCACGCCCGTAACGTCTTGCTGGAGTTTTACCATTGATGGCCGGCAATGATGACAAGCTCACCGCCGACGGCTTGCTTGCGCATTATAAGCGCGTGCGCAAGCGCCTAGGCGTCTATGAACGCCCGGCGCCTATCGTGCGCGTGCAACGCCCGCGCCCGCCAGCGCCCGCCGCAAGCCCGCCAGCAACGCAAACACCCGCGCCGGCGCCCGCCAACGCTAAAGCTAACGCGCCGCAAGGCGTCACGCTGCGCGCCGACAAGCCGACGCCGGCGAGCAACTACAACGCCCCTAACTGGCGCGGCGCGCGTAAGATCATTGTGCCGGTGCTCGCGGAGCTATGCCTAACGTGGCGCGAGATCATCGAAGACAATCGCCACCGGCCTTATGTGCTCGCGCGGCGTCAAGTCTATCACGCGTTGCGCGAAGCGGGGTGGAGTTATCCCGCCATCGGCGCGCTATGCCTGCGCGACCATGCGACCGTGATTTATGCCGTCAAGATGTGGCGGGCGCATCTTGCCGATCCAACGACTAAACCCGACCCGCAATCTGTCAAGAAACGAAAGGACAAAACCAATGCCAACGATTGAAACTGTACTAGCTGAACGCAACGCAACGCATGGCGATTACCGCGAACAAGCGGCCTTCGCGCAGCAATTCAAGCGCATGATGCGCGCCGGGCGCAACTGGGAACGGCTGGACTTTTACCAAGCGCAAAGCATGGAAGCCTTCGCCGACAAGGCGTCGCGCATTCTTGCTGGCAACTTTAACGAGATCGACCATTGGCGCGACGTTGCCGGCTACGCCAGCCTTGTTGTGCGCGAGCTGGAGCAAGCGCAAGGCGCCGCGCGCCCTGAAGTGCCTAACGCCCGCCCGCCCGCCAGCGTGCGCCCGCAAGCCGGTGACGAGCCGTTGAACGCGCCGGAGTTTCTGACGCGCATGGAGAGCGACCTGAACGGCGGGGGAGCGCAAGGCGCATGATAGGGCTTTTGAGACTGCTATGCCTAATGTGGATCAATCATAGGGGGCACAAGTAATGCAACTGGACGAAGTGACCATGTTGCGCGCGCTTGTTGACGAGCTGCGCGAAGAGAACCGGCAATTGAAAGACATATTGCGCCCGCCGGATAACCCGTTTTACGGGCGCTTAGGTCTATCGCCACAGCTCGCGGTGTTGCTGAACGCATTCTATCGCCATGACGAGCTGACGCACGCGCGGCTGGATGAGGTGATTGCGCTGCATTCATGGGAGACGCGCGGGAGCGACCGCGAGTTAGTGTATGAGCGCGCACGCGTCGCGGTGTGCAAGCTGCGCGCGCTATTGCGTCTGCATGGCATTGTGATCGACCGCGCGCAAGGCATGGGCTATCGCATGGACCGCGAAAACAAGCGCAAGCTGGAAGCTATCATGGAGGGGTGGCAATGATCGACAAGGCTAAGCAATATAAGACGCGTGACGGGCGTCCGGTGCGCATCTACGCAACCGATGGCTGGGGATGCTTCCCCATCCACGGCGCCGCAGCGACCAACGGCGAAGGCGAACGCTGGCTGTCGCGATGCTGGCGCGCCGATGGCAGCGCGAACATTTCAGGGCAAAGCGCGAATGACCTTGTTGAAGTTGGTCAAGAAGTGAACCAACGGGGCAATGACGTGCAATGGCTTGTTAACGAACTGACAAGCGCAGCGCAACGCATTAACGCTTTGGAAGACGCGTTGCAAAAAATTGCACAGCATGACGTGCAAGCGATTGCGATAAATGCTTTGCGACCGGGAAAACGCGCCGCGCTTGCAGGGGAGAAGAAAGATGAGTGAGATTAAAGACAAGCTCGCGCAGCTCGAAGACGCGTATAGTTTTTTGCGCGACCCGCAGCTAGGCACAGCAATCGAAGAGATCAAAGCGTTGCGCGTGCGCGTTGAAGCGTTGTTGGACGTCGTCGGCGCGTTAGAAAACCGCATTGGCGATTTGCGCGGCTATCTTATGGACATTGAGAACCTAAGCCCGCGCGATGAGGGCGACGGGCCTAACATCGCCGCGTTGGCGCTGGCTGACGATAACACTAGCGTTGAAGGAACGGTCGAGTTAAAATGGCTGGCTGGTATGTAAAACCCAGACGCGTGCCAGCCGTGAAACTCAAACCCCCACCGGATCGGAACACGGTGGGGGTTTTTTATTAAGCGCGCTTCAATGCCACTACGTTAGACGCTGGCGGCTCTTCGACCATGCGCCGCAGCTCTGACTTGCTATGGTTCGTAACGACGTCAGGCGCCGCGTAGATGTGTTTCTTGGTGCTGTACTCCGACGACGCCAGCCGCCCGACATCGATCCAGCCAGCCTCTTTGAGCGCGTGCAGGAGCGCGGCTTGCGGCACCTTGACGCCTGACGGCGCCGTCGCTGCGACGCGGTCGCACAAGGCGTAGAACGGCGACGAGATGACGCCCTTGGAAAACTCGCCGACGCGACCGCGGATCATCTCGACCAAGAAGCTCTCGGCGATGCTCATGCCGTGCTCGACAAGGTTCGTCTTAAACTCTGTCAACGGCGGCGCAGCGGCGGGGTTAAACGCGCTCACGTCGCGGTCATGAAGCCAACGCGCGATGGTCGCAAAGCCGCCGGCTTGATACCACGTCCAAAGCTTAGCCGCCTTGGCGGCGTCCATGCGCGGCGCCTTGGACCATACGCAGAACCAGCGACGGTCTTGCGACGGTATGGTGATCGGCACCGGGTCGTTCGTAAACGCCAGTACGAACGCGCGATTGACCATGTCGTAAGGGTGCAAGCCCTTGCGGTTAACCGTCAGCATCTCCGGCGGCGCGGCGATGATCGGCTTCAATTTGTTAGCCAGCGCGCGGCGCTCTTTCGCCTCCGGCTCTTTCAATTCATTGAGAATGATAATCTCGCTCTCAAGCGCATAGCCCCACTGCGAACCAAGGCTGTCGTTGTCGATCAGACCGCGGTTCTTTAGGTGCGGGCCGCAAATCGCCCAGATGAACGGCGCCCACATTGTATCCTTGCCGGAGCCTTCATCGCCGCCATGCAATACCGCATGGTTAATCTTGACCTCTGGATGCTGAACCTTAAACGCCATCATGTTCAGGATATGCTCAAGCTCGAACTCTTCCGGCACCAACGTGCGGCAATGCTCAAGCCACATTTCAACGTCGCCGCCGCTCGGCACGTTCGCCACGTTAGGCCGCGCATCGCGCCAGCGATTGCCGTAGACTTCGCCGTCGCGCGCAACCAACACGCTCTCGCCGGCAGCATACGTGATGCCTTGCAGAACGCGCGCGTTCATGTGCTGGCGGTTCTCGTCAAAGCATACGCTTGCTTCGACGCGGCGCCCGTTGTGGATCGACTGGCACGGCACATGACGAAACACGGCGTTAAAGCTCGACCGGCTGACTTCTTTGCGGTCGACAAGATCGAAGTAAGCGTCATCCGCGACGACATAAGCGAAACGCTCATACCAGCCAGCCTTGTCGATGCGCCCCATTTCCTTGCGTTCAACTTCGGCGATGATTTTCGCCGCGCTGTCGGTGAACATATCCGTCGGCGTCAGTTTCTCTTCAATAATTGCTGTATATTCGGCCAGCAACTCATCGCGCAGACCGGGCACAACGCGCGGGCCACCGTTGTCGCAGACCCATTTAAGAAACGTCTTACTGTCAAGATGCTCGCAGTGACCATGATAACAACAGAACGAACGGTCCAGCGGCTTGTAACGCGCGGCAATCTGACCGTCAGTGTGCTCCGCATGGTTCGGGCACACAACCGACAACCAACCTTCAGGATTGACGCCCGACAAAACCATGCCGTTGTTATTCATCCATTCAAGCACAGTGTCTTTGCCAGTGTCGCGCAACTTGAACGTAATACCGCGTGACGTGTCGGCTTCGGCTGGCGTGACGCCAAGCGCTTCGCAAATTTGCGGCAGCGTGTATTCGCGCGTCGGATGAAACTCAACCAAACGCGCCGCGAAATTATCGCGACCGGGCTTGAGATTGATCGAACCGGGAATACGAAAGTTGCGCACGGCGTTGATGGCGCCGGGATCAGTGTAGCCTGCTTCTGCGATTGCTTTAATCGCTGCGGTAAACTCGCCTTTGGTTGGTTGATCGGAGAACGCATAGCCCCACTGAAACGAACCTTCGCTTGTCTCCATGATCCATGTCGGCTCAAGCGGCGGCACTTTCGATTTTGTGCCGATGTCATCCAACATCATGCAAAGCACGTATTCGCAATTCGCGGCGCTTGCGCTCGCTTTACCGTCGCTGAACCGGTCGAGAATAAACGAGCCAGTGTTTGCGTACCATGCTGCGCCCGCTTTCATCTTCGCTGTCGGCAGTTGCGCCGGCCACGTATAGCGCGGCGTGCCGTCTGCGTGCAGCACCGGCTCACCGTTACGCAGCACTGGCTTCTGACGCACGATAAGAAGCGTCTCGCCTTGTGGTGCAAGCCGTTGCAGATATTCTACGAAATCCATGACCCTCTCCCTTATTTCCCATACCTCGTCATAGCGTGCACTTCAATGTTCAACGGCAAACCCGCGCCCCACGGAGGCGTTGAACACATGATGCGCTGCATCGCTTCTTTCGCTGCATCAACGTCAGCTTCTTCCAACACTATTTCGTCGTGAACGTGCAACACAGGATTAAACCCTTCAGCGTCCAATGTTCGCAACGAATAGCGCAGCAAATCATTAGCCGTCGCTTGCGTCACGTTCTCGCACGCAAGGCCACGCCATAGCCGCGCGCGCGGCCATTCCTTAGCATCTGCCGCAGGCTTCCAAGCCGCCTTGGCGTAAGTGACGCCGTCGGCTTCAAGTT